ATGGCTTTAACTGAAGTGTGGCTAAAAGCTAATAACGGCAAGGCACGTGATAAGGTTGAAGAAATAGCAGATCGGGATTCAATGAGTGTCAGAATCTCACCTAAAGGTAAAATTGTATTCCAGTTGAGATATCGATTTGCTGGAAAAGCTGAACGCTTAGACTTGGGCACCTACCCTCATATGTCACTCAAAGATGCACGCATTAAAGCTGGTGAAATGCGGTCGCTTTTAGATAAAGGAATGAACCCTAAAGTTGAAGTTCGTGTACAGCAGCAAAAATATATCGATGCAAGCACATTTGAAGAAGTTTTTAATGATTGGTATGAAAGTTATTGCCTGAAGAAGAAAACTTCTGCCCAACAAATTAAGAATACCTTTGAGCAACACGTAATTCCCGAAGTTGGCGATTTACCAGTTGACAGAATTACATTGCAACAATGGTTAGCTTTACTTGAAGAACTAGCTGATGAAGTACCTTCTATCGCAGATCGGGTTTTAACGAATGCAAAACAGGTCCTTAAGTGGGCTAAAAAAAGACAGTTACTTGAAGTAAATGTTTTATCCGACATTTATGCCAAGGAAGATTTGGGCATTGAGAGAAATAGAGGAACCAGATTTCTTTCTGATGAAGAAATCAAAATGGTTTTGATGGCTATTGAAGAATCAAATATTTTGCCTAAAAACAAAATTTTCCTAAAACTATGTTTAATGTTTGGTTGTAGAAATGGCGAACTCAGAAAAGCTAAAAAGACAGATTTCGATTTAAAAAGAAAAGTATGGGTTGTTCCTGTAGTAAATAATAAGACTGGTAAGAAAACTGGCCGTGAAATCATTCGCCCTATTTTACCTGAAATGGAGGCATTAATTGTCGAGGCTTTTGAATACAGTACTTGTGAGTACTTCCTAACTAATGACAGTGAAGAAACCCCTATGAGCCATGGATCTTCAAATTCATTGCCTGGATACTTGAGGGAGCGACTCAGAAGACATCATGACTATCATATGAAGCATTGGTCTCTTCATGACCTAAGAAGAACAGCACGTACTAATTTCAGTGCTTTTACATCGCGTGATGTAGCACAGCTCATGATTGGCCATGTAATGCCTGGTGAACAAGGTACTTATGATTATTATGAATATCTACCTCAACAAACTGAAGCTTATGCAAAGTGGTTGAAGAAACTTAACTCTCTGACTAATATTTAAGCATTGAAAATAAAATGAATTACAGGTAATTTAAAATGAGCGAATATTTTGATGAAAACGAAATAGCTAAACAAGCTAGAGTTGGACTAAAGAAGATGTAATTCAAGTTATTAAGTCATGGCAAATGGCTGATGAATTTTTTCAAGAAAAGCACATAGGTAATAGTAACTTAAAGGATCTAGAGAATGCTTAGAGTTCATTAATACCCGATGTGTTGATTAACTCATATTAAATAAAAAGCTATAGGGCTGAACCTACATTTTTCAATTCTGTCTCAACAAAACAAATAACTTAACAAGTAATAAAGATAAGTTATTTATAAAGGAAAAAAATGAATACTATTTATAGAGGATTATTTAGTAATGTGGTCATACATAATGATTTCACAAAATGTATTATTTGTTTAAGTCCTCATGATGAAACTGATAATGATAAAATATTGACTGACGAACACATCGTACCAGAGTTTATCGGCGGAAAAATTGTTGTAAAAAATGTCTGTAAGGAATGTAATAGTACGCTCGGGCATTCTTTAGAGGGCCCACTCTCAAAAAATATTTATTTTAGGATGTATGGTTACAATAATGGTATTAAAGGTAAAAAAAATAAGTTAACAAATCCTTTATCGGGTTTATACACTTATCAAGGTGTACGCTTCCGTTTTGAAGATGATTTTACTTTATATCAATTACCAGTTATTGATCCACAACTAACTGCAGATGGCGGTTTTAAACTTGGTGTATCTATTGATAAAAAGGATTTAAAAACAATCGAAAGTGAAATCTTCAAAGCTGTAAGTAGAAAGATAAAAAAAAGTGGAAGAATTTTAAAAGAAGATAAATTAAGAGAAGATATTAAAAAAGTAATTGAAACTTCAAAAGATAATGTTCAAGTTCTTAACCAACCGGAAATCAATGTTTCTTTTAGCCTTGATTATGATCAGATTGCCTTGCTTGCACTCAAGATTATTTATGAACTTGTTGCTTGGACTTCTGGTGAGGATTTCATATCATCAAATGAATTTGATTTAATTAGATTATCATTAAGAAAATTAAAATTGCATAAAAAAATAAAGTATCGTAATGATGATTTCTATAAAATTTTTAAAAAACTTAATGACGAAAACCCATATCACAAGATTGAAGATTTTTCTTTTATAGATGAAGTATTTAAAAATAATAGAACTATCGTTTTTTTTATAAGTGGAGGATGTTCCGTAAGACTCCTGAATATCTGGTTCAACTTTCTGATGCCACAAGCTTTAAAAAATGCTTTCTTAATTTTTACATCAGATAGTAAAACAGGCGATTTTAATTTTTATGGAGAAGAAATATTCTTTTCACATAAATAAGATTAATAAAAAGAAATATGGAGTGAATATATGTGCTCAAACTACGAATCAATTGCAAAAGATAGAATTCATTTGTTGGACCTATTTGAGCCAACATTTGAATATAAATTTCACATATATCCTAACTATGAAGCTCCTCTCCTATTCTCTAAAAAAGAACAAATGGAATGGCGATTAGCTAGATTTGGCTTAGTAGCCCCTTGGGTTAAAGATCTTAAAAAGGTCCACAATACTTATAACGCAAGAACTGAAACAGTTCACGAAAAGCCTAGTTTCAAAAATGCATGGAAGAAAAACCAATTCTGTTTAATTCCTGCAGATGTGATATTTGAACCGAAGTATATTAATAACAAACCGGAATGGTGGGGAATTTATCGCAAAGATGATATGCCTTTTACAATTGCCGGCATTTATGAATATGCAGAAGTTAATGGTGAAGAAATACGATCTATGAGCATGCTCACAATTAATTCTGACCATCACCCTTTTATGAAGCAATTTCACGCGCCAACTGATGAAAAGCGCTCTATTATTGTTATTCCTCCTGAATTAAGGAACGACTGGCTTCATTGTAAGCATGAGGAAGCAATGGACTTTTTCTTAGATATGCCAGCTGATGAATTCACTGCTCAACCAAGATCAGAACTGAAGAATTTCCGACCAAATGCACAATGACAGACGTCAATTTTTGACTTCTACTTGTTTATCCACAGCTTTTTAAATTTGAATTTATGCTCATCTCTAGAATATCATCTTGATTCTGTAACAAAATCAAGGAGTAACTATGAGCATTATCCCCAATTCCATTATCGAAATTAAACCGCATCTCAATGCTGGCAAGGTATTGAGTGAAGTTGAATCAATAAAATTAGTTTCACCTAGTACCTTTTACTCAATACCTTTAGCTTTGAGCTGTGCATCCTGTTAGGAGAAAGCATAGTAATACTAAAGCCTTCATGACATCCAACTTTTAATTTTGGCTAGATTGGCTTTACGTTCAACTAAGCCATTTGTACCACCATTAATGCGACGGGTTATAGTTAAAACGTCATCACGATCTGCAAGTTCATTCAACCCGTTGTTAGTCCAGAATTTACAAGCGACTAGCAAGCCGATACTCGGAATTGCTACAAGTTCGGGATGTGATTCAAAATCAATGCCCAATGCTCGACCATATTTTTGGTAGTTATCACGGCCAGTCAATTGGATCGGTCCACGGCCCTTAAAACGCACACCATCGCCAGCCATAATATTACCTAGATCTTTTCGACCTTCATAAGCTGCGCCGCTGGCTATTTCTTCCATGTAGCGAAAATTTCCTGATTCATGTGCAAGCTGTGCAATGAAGTGGGCAAAGCGCAACTCATTGTAGAGAATCGCATAATCTTTGAAGTGTACGTTAGCAGCTAATGCCAGTTCTTCAGCTCGGCTTTGATTTGCGCCTAGCTTCTTAAATAAGGCTGTAAGGGTGCTGCGTCCAATCTTTCCATCAACTGCAACACCAAGTGTTCTTTGTAGATTGATAAATTTCATTTCAGTTTCCTATAAATGTAAAAAACCGCCCGAAGGCGGCATTAAGTGTTTTCGATGTCTTTTCTGGCTTTCTTAACTTCTTTGATTACTTCAACAATTGTCTTGCCCTCCTGTTTATCAATAAAGTTAAAAATCCATCGGACCAAAGCCCAGCCGGGAATCCCACAAATAAAGAAGAAGCCACCAAGAGCGATCATCCCCCATACATCAGTAACCCATTCATGAAGTCCCCACTTCACAATAATGAATGAGCCGCCAGCCAAACTTGATACAACCGTACAGATCAAACCAACTGCCCACTCTTGTGGTGAGCGTGGCATACGAGTCATTAATACAACTGCTGCAACCAAACCGACTGCTAAAGTCACCATTATTGCTGCACCATAAAATTTTAAAATTGCTGTTAAACCGCTTGTGGAAACTGGTTCCATAAATCTCTCCAGATATTTTTAGACAATAAAAAAGCACCCGAATTGGGTGCTCAAAGTTCTTATAAGGTTTAAAGGGTTTGTAAGATTTTCCCTCCATTCATTAATTTGGTTGTAAGTGGAGCAACTCCCACAATTGCAGGTCCACCCGGCCCTGGCTGGCCTTCAGTTGTGCCATGGTATTGCCAATTCCATGTTCCATCATTGGTAGACTTGGTACCACGTTCGCCCCAGTTTCCACCATCACCTGATAATGGAGAACCATAACGGTCATTTTGGGTTCGGTAACCCTTCCCGGGTACCGAAGCTTCAGCATCAGTGATTTTCATAACCAATAAATAACTCTCCAGATAGAGGCGATAATCTTGTGAGTCATTTGAAATCGGCTGTCCAGTCATGACCCGACCAAATGGTGCTCCAGCACCACCAGGAATTCCCTGAACCCCATAAGATGATCCAGTGTAAATACCACTTGGTGTTGCTCCACCACCTGAGCCGCCTCGAGCTAACGTCCCTCCATCGATAATCAGGTTTAGTTTGCTGTGCCGGTTCAATAAACCTGGTGCTCCCTGAAAACCATCACGCCGGGTTTTGGTAAAATTGAAGTCTGAATCTTTTTCCCAATCTCCGTAAGCTAGATGTGGCAACCCGCCATCACCACCACGTCCAACAACAGCACCTTTAATAGTCAAATTTACCACGAGATCAGGTGGGAACTCACCAGTATCAATAGCAGGTAATTCTGATGCAACTGGAACGATATACTCTCGTTTTGCAGGACTAGACTTATAGTCGAATTTATAGACAAATCTGGTTTCCGGTCGATAAGAACTTGAACTTGAAACCAGTGCACCTGCTTCAACTACAAAACTGATTTCTCCAGTCGTTGGCAAATCCCCTCTTTGCATCTGATATAAACGTGCCAGATTAATATCAAGCTGGTCATATCGAATGTAAATCGGTGAATCATCTACTGGTACATCAATAAAGTCCTTGTCATTGAGGTAATAACGTTCATCGTAATTAATTGCAGTAATGGTATTAGAGAACTGGTCAGCCGGTTCTCTTTTTGCAACCAGATAAGGCAGTGAGCCTTTGGTATCGTCATTAACCACCGTATAGATAGTATTCACAAAATCATCAGGACTAAGCTTTAAGGCCCCGTTCGGTAAACGGCCTAAAACTACTTTGTTCTTGGCTGAACCCGGCGTAACGGGAATCAGGTCCACGGTACCATCCCCCATTTGCAAATAAATCACATAGCTCTTGCCTGCAATGAAATCTACATCATGGCTTAAGGTGAGGATTAAACCCTCTTGCTGTACCACTTCCCCGCTTTGATGAATACCATTGCGATAATCAGCTACAGCGATCCGGTCACGTAAAACCAGTAATTCTGATTCAGGTGCTGCATCAAAGGTAATGGATTTACGCTGGAACCGAAGCTTGTTCCAGAGCCGGTACGCATTAAAATGAGCTTGCCACTTGTTTCGTACCCCAACGGATTTCACTTCTTTCGGGTTCTTTGCTCCTTTGTCCGGCAAATAGATATTGATACGACTATCGTCGGCTGGATCCGTGTATTCATAGATCAGTCCATCGTAGTCATCCATCACGCCAAAGGTAAGATCATGCTTGTAACTATCAGGAATAATATTCCTGAAGTTAAATAGCATTACCGAGTTATCAGTTGGACGTTCAAAATAAAGCTTGAGCTTATTATTTTGACGATATGCAGTACAAAACACGGCATCACAAAGATTGGTGACGAGCTCTTCAAAAGACAAGTTTGTATCATCAATTGTGGTGCAGAACTCAGCCGCAAGTGGTGTACCAAAATAATCAACTACATCATTATAAGTCCGATAAATGTTTTCAAGATCAATCTCATCAATCGTACGGCGGCCTATCTTGTCATCCAGTGCCATTGAAACCAGTGCATCAGCAAAGCTTGATGTTGGAAATAGTTCTGTCGTCATAGCCCCATTTTTATAGGTCGGCAACATCCGCTGAAGATCGAAATTGATCTTACGGGACTTAACAGATAAAGCTCCAGTGGTTGCATAAGTACGTGCACGAAAAACTGTTTCATGTTCATACACTGTGCTTTGCAAAGGATAAGCACCGTAAAGCGCCTGCCACTTTACTTCATCTACTACCGTTGTAACCGCTGGTGTTGGAGTTAAACGGCGTGCACGGACACTACAGCGACCCTGAAATGTCACCATGTCCAGCGTTGCACCAACGGTCTGACGTGACTTTGCCGAACCCTTTAGAATAATCTGCTTCAGCATTGGATTGCCAATGGCTGCACCAGATTCATTAACCGGCGTTACTTCAACTTCAATCGTGACGTTTACAGCTCCCTGATTTCCACCTGAAGAAACTGTGTAAAGTCCATTACTAGCAACAAAGTTACATAGCACTCGGCTACGTTCAATATTGTCGAGAATGAATGGACCAATCCACTTCTCGCCAATAGATGAAAGCTTTGGAGATAAAGCACCAGTTTGCTGATTTGATAATTCCTTTAGCTTTAGCCAGTTGGGGTTTACCGCAGCCGGATTAGACAATGCCATACGGTCATCAGCTACCGATAGAACGCTATATGTACCGTTTAAATCATAAGTCTGGCCGTTGTAAGTAAACGAAGCATTTGTGATTTCTACCCGGTCATTACTAACAAACTTAGTTGTTAAATCAGTATTGTTTGCAGATGCACGCAGGATCTCATTTGGATATGCAAAATGAAGATAGTTCGTACCTTCTAAAGACTGTGTATCTGCTGGACGGAGAACTTGGCCATTAACAGAAGTTTGATGCTGAACCGTTAGTGGCGGCGTGGTAATTTCGGTACCAAGCGAAAAATATGGCTCACCTGAAACAATATCTACACCTGGTCGAAAGACTTCTACCGATGCGCCGGCAATATCAACAATGTTGGTTTCACCATCATATGCACCGTTAATTTTATAGTGACCACGACCAATACAACCAACAACATGCTCTACTTCGACATTGTTTTCATATACCTTGTAAGGCACAGTAATCAGATCAGGGGTATCGTGAGCGGCACCATAAATATCTGCGATACGACCATTTACGCGAGTTTTATTTTCACGGTTTGATAATTCGTTATTTGCAGACGAGGATTGATTGTTATTCTGGTTGGTTTGGGTAATTGAGGGCACAGGCATTAATAATGCAACAGCCACACCCATAACTATAGAAGCAACCGCTATCCAAGCTAGAGTTATGGGGTCTATACCCTTGGGATTCTCAATTACAATGAAAGTGCCTGGCAAGAAATCGAGCTGCTTTAATTCATATGCATTCTTCGGTGTGACTTCATTCGCAAATGAAATTTCCGCATGATCCATATTGCTTATGGTATGAAAAATACGGACATGCTCAGGCATATGGTCATATTTTGAAGTAAGCCATTGACCCAAAGTTTCGGCGTGTTCAATTGTTTTGTCTTCGGATAAAGGGTCTTGTTTATAAATAATCTTAATCATAGAAACTCACACGATTAAATCCAAATGCTTGAACGACTTGAATTGGCATCCATGAAACGCCTGATTCCTGCAAATGCAAAATACGCCCCAAACGAAAAAGCCCCACATGTGGGGGGTTGTTTCGGTATCCCGAGTGAAAGGCGACTATGCAGCCTTCCTTGGGCATGGGCAGTGGATTTAAAAGTTTTAACCTTGATGGTAGAAATACCTTTTCTTTAATAGGCTTCATAAAAAATTCAAGTGCTTCCGCCCGGTCTATTCCATATAGATCCAATGCAGCTTCATGAGCAAAATGAACACAGTTGTAGTTTTCCTCGTCATATTGTCTATCAAGCAAATGATCATGACTTTTCATATAGCCCCCTTGAGACCAGTAAAGCGGTCTAGTGCAAAGATATCTCCAGTTTTAGCGGTATTTAATCGTGGAGATTCAGCTTTGAACGTCACAGCTTTATGGTTCATTGAAACACCGGCGAGTTGTAAGCCAAGCAGATAATGCATCGGTGTATTTAAATTATCTGAACTATAAAGCCGATAATTAACTGTTGGTTTTACATCCGGAAATTGACCTTCTATTACCCGTTCAAACTCATCCGGCAAAATATCACCAAGACCTGAAATAGAGACTGTTAAAGTCTGGTCTAGATCGCCCAGCATTCCGGATCTTTGAATTGTCATAGGCAGGTATTCATAAAGCACCTGCCCTTCACCTTCATTGTGCTGAACATACACCCCTCGGTCATCATTACGGACTACCCGGTAAGTATTCATAAAAGAAGGGTGTGAGAGTTCAATACATTCCAGTTGATAAATATCAACTTTTCGATTGAAAAAGAATTCGGCGTATTCGTTATCCATCAGACCTCCCAATCTTTAATTAATGCTATATCTGCTGCAAGGTTAGGCTGGTTTTGAACAACTTCGAGTTGTGCATTTACCCGGTAAAGGTTGCCATTCACCTCATTGGTCTTGAACGAGTTCGGAATGAAGTTACACAGGTATTGCTGACGTGTTCCCTGATCAATCACCAGATCCGCATAAAATGAGGCTGGTTTATTCTGGTAGACCCGCCAGAACGCCATCATTTTATTGAAATCGGTTTTACTTAAATTCCAGTTCACATCAACAATGTGGCTATTACGTTTTACATCGATGTAATAGCGTCCTCGTCCTCCCTCCATCTGCTGCCGCTTTACATCATCACCTGGTGTTACGCCATAACCGCTGGTCTGAGGATTAAGCTTTAACTTGTACATAACTTTCCTTCAGGTAATAAAAAACCACCTCGAAGGGTGGTTTGATGAAATAAGGTTTAGATATTTAAATTAATTACAAAAACGATTTAACATTAAGAAATCGATTTAATAATAGTTTCTTTACCATCTTCAAAAATCTCTTTCACTACAAACTTGCAGTAGGCTCCATCTTGAGATGGTTCAGTCAATAAAGCTGGATTCACAAAATCTTTGATCTGTTTAAAACGGATCAATTCATAATTTCTATTTCTTTCCAACTGATAGTCCATTTTTACATCACAACTATACATAGTAGTTGACCCAATAACAGAAGTAAGCCTGAAAGTTAACTTCTTATTTGCGGGTACTTTAAACTCAAAAAACTCTTCACCATTATTTAAACTGATTGTGGGTTTAGGCATATTTAATTTTTTGGGCTCATGCATAGAACCATACTTTGTTAAATTATTTGAAATCTGCTTAGTTATTAGGTTTTTTGAAATTTTTTCACCCTCATTATTTTGATAAGTAATATAGAACTGCACCATGGGTACATTACTTCTATAAACCCTTAAATTCGCTGTATCACCTGCTATTTCGTCTTGATACATATTTGTAGATCTTACGAGATTATTTACCGCAGGAATGGCACATCCCGTAAGGCTTAAAAGTATTGTCGGAATTACAATTATTTTTTTCATGTCATAACCATCAATTTAAATGCAAATAGACTCTATCACCTTGAAATTTAAATATTATGAAAATGAACCCTCCGAAAAGGGTTCAAATTATTAAGTACGATTCCGTCTTGCTGTCGTATTCTCAGTCAAAGACCGACTAATAGTTGAGTTTGGATTACCAATTTGATCACTTACAAGCTTCGGTACCTTTCTTGGAAGCTGCTTATCCAGTTCATCTGTAACAATGATCCGGACTGTTTGCTCATCCAGTTGTTCAGCTTCAACTGTCGCTCCACTCACCTGATTAATCACTTCAATTTTGAAATTGATTGTCGGTGTAGAAGGTTCAATTGAAGGCATAATCTCAGCTTGAGGTCGAGAAGCTTGACTTATCGTGAAGTCTTGAACATCCTCAAGATTTGATCGATCCTGAACTAAACCATTGGATGAGAAGTAGACCTTGCCATCGTGGTATAGATCAGAAGTTGCTGAAGTAGGCACGTTGCCATTGCCCTTATAAATAATCTGATCATCTTGAACAGATTGATTAAAGATGTTCGAGATTTCTTTGCTCTGATTAAAAATCCTTGAGCTCTGGTTCGAGCAGTATTACCCTGCTCAATCTTATTTTTTGATTCTGCTACTGCACTAGAGAACTCAATAAGTTTATCAATTTGAGTCTGACTAAAACGACCAGAAGAAATCATCTTTTTTAAGAGATCACCTGCATCGCTTGCACCTGTAGCAATAGACTTAATGGCATTTTGATAATCTTCATAATCACTGCCAGATAATTTAAATAATTCCTTTTGGATATAAGCAAAACGTTTGATAGCTCCACTAGCATCATCAATTGCATCATTTTGCTGCTCAATCTCTTTGCGTAACCGCACACCCTCTGTTAATGCTTGCACAGTATTTAACTTTATGTACTTATCTGTTAAATCACTAACCGAGTCAGATTGTGTTGCAAGAGACTCTTTGACTTCATCCGAACTGCTGCTTAGTAAATAGAAAGATGCAGCTGTTGCTGCAATTGCTAAACCCATTGGGCTAAAAATCGCCATAAGCGCTGACTTTGCTAAAGCTAAACGGCTAGTAGCAACAGATTGCGCTGTTAAGGCTGCTGATAATCTTGCAGATGATGCTGATTGAGCTGTTTCTGCGGCAGCAACCTCTAACGCAACTTGAGCTTGTAATCGTCCTAGCTGAGCCATTCGTGTGATGGTAGCCGTGCGACCTTGTTCAGTGATTTGGGCTTTTAAACGAACTTTTTCGAGTTCTATTTCTGCCATGATCTGAGCATGAGTAGCTTTGATGTTCGTTAGTGTCACCTGCGTACTTTGTGCTTCGGCAAGCGCAGATTCCACTTCAGCTTTTGCTGCTGCAATATTTGCATTACGTTCAGCAATTGTGGCAAACACTTGTTTGGTTGACGCAGCAATACTCGCTTGTACAGCAACCGTTTTTGTTAAAACGGCTTTTGTCATTAAGCCAATACCTATGGCAAATGCACTGTCTGCAATTAAATTCAAATTATTTGCTAATAACTGAATCGATCCTGATAAAGCCTGTGCTGCTCCGCTTCCTTTACCAGCCTCTCCTACAAATTTAGTAATTTCATTATTAAGTAGAGTTAATGATTGACCAATTGTAATGTCAGTTTTAGCAAAAAGAGCATCAACTTCATCTTGGACATTTCTAAGTGCTTTCACGATTTCCTGTGAAGTAATTTTTCCTTCAGCTGCTACTGAACGTAATTCACCTACAGTAATACCCATACCTTTAGCAATAGCCTTTGCTAGTGCTGGGGTTTGCTCCATTACAGAATTAAGTTCTTCTCCACGTAATGTGCCGCTTGCTAAAGCCTGCCCAAATTGGACTAAAGCTGCATCCGCCGCTTCTGCGCTTGCTCCACTAATAGCCACTGCTTTTGACACTGTTTCAGTCAAACGTGCAGTGTCATCCATGGTTAAATTCAGTGTTTTAGCATTGTCACTAAAACGCTGGTAAACCTGTAACACAGAATCCCAAGCTGAATAGGTTTTTTGAGCAATTCGGAAAGTGTCTTCCGTTGCTTTATTTAGTTCAACTTGATTATTAGTGACCAGCTTAAGGCGGTTTTGTAGTCCAGTATATGTATCCATCTTCGAAATGGCAGAACTTACTGTAACTAGCCCAGCCATATACCCAGCTAGTGCACGAGTAGCTACAGATAAGCCATCCATAGACTTAGAAGCATAATCACCTTTACGCTCAATGCTATCCAGTTCATTGCCTAGATTACGCGCATTACGTTCAGCATTTTGCGAATCAATAACAATGACCAAACGGGATTCTTGTGCCATCTTACTTTTCCTCTAGGCAATAAAAAACCGCCATAAAGGCGGTCATTAATCAAAAATAAAAAACCTGATCTAAGTCAAGTTTTTAACAAATCATTTTGAATTCATTTCAATTTTTCTTTACATGCCGGTGTTGCCAAAGATAAATCATCATCTTTTTTCATATCATAACCACCACCAATTGCATAATTTAATTTCATAGAGCTGAGTGTTTCGTCTTGCACTTTCCAGAAGCTGCCATCCTGTGAATAGAGTTTATCTTTTGATTTTTTAACAGACATTACTCTCGCTGTTCCCATTCCATCCTGACAAATAACACCAGTTCCATCGGCATTTAACTTTAATGTTCCTACTAATCGATCATATTGTCCGGTCCAATAACCGCTATTCTGAACAGAGGTGGCTTGCACTTCAAAAAAATTAGCAGTAGACATACACCCTGCTAAACCTAATATTAAACTTAAAAAAATAATCTTTTTCATGAAAATACCCATTTTAATAATGAGTAAAATTTAACAGTTAGGGCATAAAAAAACCACCCGAAGGTGGTCTTTTAAATCAGGCTATGCATGTAAAAGTTTTTCAGCACCAGCAGCCAAGAAAGCCGATCGAGTAGTATATCTCTTACCTTTACCTACATTCTCATCAATTTTACGAATCAAACGGCTTGGTAAAGTAACATTGATTTTTTCTGGTTTACCCAGATAACGACTAACATCAACTTCGGTAACCGCCCAGATCATTCCTTTATATTCAGGATCATCGACAAATTTAACTAGTTCGGAAGCTAATGGGATTTCCTCACCATCTTCAGCCAATATTTCTAAATGGCCTGAAATAGCTTCTTTAACATTCTCAATAGCTTCTTCAAGTGTGTCACCAGCACTAAAACAACCTGGAATATCAGGAACAGTGACACCAAATGCCTCAGTATCTGATCCTCGTTCAATTGCAATTGGATATAACATCTCAACACTCCATGCCCTTGGCATAAACATATCGCCCACTGCGTTATGATTAGTTGTAAGGGATATAGTATTTAAAGTCGGGAAACAGCGGGTCAATTTAGACCCGCTTGTTTCAAAATGCTTTTAACAGTTCCGTTTGGTAAATCCTTTTTAGGATGTGGGATTGTAACTAACCCCTTTTTGGTTGGGTGTTTAAAGTGATGATGACTTCCTGAAACCCTAACCTCATACCAACCATCTGCTTCAATCATTTTGATTAAATCCAGACTTTTCACACCAATCCCTTATTAACTTGATGAGATAATAATAACCCTAGAGTTATTATATGTAAATAACTCTAGGGTTACTTTTTTGAGGACTTGGAATTTATTTTTTTATGGGCTTCATCTAAAAACAAGTTATCCAATGCAAAAATACAGTCATTAAAGATATGAGCAGCTACTGGTAAATCATTATGCTCTGCATAGACATTGATTGCCTGCTGATCTAAAGATAACGGGATGCCCTGCTCATACCGTCTGGATCTGGCAATAGTACTAAATGCCGAAAGAATAGAGTCAGCCGCATACGAATATTCTGGCGGATCCGGAATACGGCCACCTAAGAACTTGATTTGCTCGATTTCGTGCGGCGTTTTCGACGCATACGTTTTTTGGTATTTGTAGAGCTCGATGACTTTCCCAGAATTAAAGCCTTGTCCTTGTCGGCTTCTTCCTGAATCTTCTGGGCCTGTTCTTTAATGAATAGCCAGATTGAAATACCAATATCACCAAGATTAAGAAGCTTTGAGGCATTCTCAGGTGTATAGGGCTTTTCAGATTCAACCGTTTTACCGTCTACGATTTCGGCAAATACCACACCTTTCCAGTCTTCAATTAAGTGGGCAGCACATGCATCCATTAAAAGCTCGTGGTAAAGCTTGGCATTTTCATCTTTGACCATCACATCATAGCCTTTAGACGAGATCTGATTTCCTGCTCGTTCAATAGCTACCTGAAAAGGCTTATAAGCGATACCACGGACTTTAAATTCTGCCTGTACCTCTCCATCAGCACCTTTGTATTCGCACCATTTTGATACGTCCGAGCTTTTAATAATTCCGACTTTTAAAGCCATAGCAACCTCTAATTTTTAGAAATAAAAAAGCCCATGGGATTCCATAGGCTTTGTTACTGAATAAGTTGATTACACAAGAGCACGTACAATTGTTGGCGCTGTACGAACTTGGGCAAAGTTGATATCTACTGTAATGATGTCGTCACCACCGCCATCCGGGTGGTTGGCTTCCATGACTTCCAATTGAGGGAAATTGAACGAGTATTTACTGCCTTTGCTGTCTTTAATATCAAAGGTCAGTGTAAATACATCACGGGTTTTAATGGCATCAATCCAACCAGCAGATGTTGAAGAAAACATGAATGAAGCATTTGCTTCGATATCCATCATCTTTTCAATGTAGAACTCTGGTGTGTACTTGCCTGAGCCGATACAACGGATTGCTTCAAGGTTATTGTTAATAGAAATGGTCAAAGACTGTAGACATGCTTTGCCTTGAATTGACTGGCCGTTTACAAGCAAGTTTTCCACGTTCGGCATACTGACAAGCGGACGAGTCGAAGCTGCCACCGGATTCACTACAGGGTTAGTTTGCTGACGAGTAAATGAGCTACCTACAAGACCAAAATTACCAGTGATTTTCCCGGTTGTTTGAATAGTGATTTCACCGGTATTTACCTGTACACCACGGTAGATAAACACCTGTCCAATATCTTCAAAAACTTTAACCAGCGTTAATGACTTACGTACAGTACCACCAATGGTTAAGCTATTCGTTGCCCAGTTGTTGAAAGCTAAAGCACTTAGAAATAAATCAAACGTACCAAGTGATAATTCAAACTCTAACTGACCTGCTACTTCTGCTTCAGTAACTACCCCACCTTGTCGAAAACGTGAATCAACCACTTCACTGCTTTCTTCAGTAGAAACATTTTCAGATAAACCATCTGTTACTCTTCGAACGGTATACCAGATCGGGTTTGCTGGAGTTGTTCCTAAAACTGCTTCTTCACAAGCATATAATCGAATTTTTGCGCCTGAACTCATTTATGGTTCTCCAAAATTTAGGCAATAAAAAACCCGCTAAAATAGCGAGTTGTTAAAGTGTTTCATCGGTATCTGAGACTTCCGGCGGTTCCACCCCAACCATTGCAGCGGCTACAGCCTCGGATAAGTTTGTAGGTTGGAAATCAAAAGGTGTTTCAGTTGTAGGCGGCTCAGGCTCTGGTTCAGGCTCTTCATGCAAGCGAATGTCAATCCAACGACCTTCAGGAATATCTGTTGGTATTTCCAAGTCTGCAACTACAGCAGCAAGTTCAAAATCAAACTTACGTTTGTAAGTCTTGATGGATAGATCACCATTTTCTAAAGTGTCATAAACAACAGCGACAATGGTGTTTCCATTTGCGTCTTTTGGAACCTCGATGTACCAGCCTTCCTGAGCAAAACCTAAAGAACCTTTAAGTAGATATTCTCCAACCTCAACTTTCTTAAATTCGATTGGTTGCTTTTCTGCATCACTATTAAGTTCAATATGATCATTAAATAACTTCACTACTGGTGATGCCGATTTTAAGAACCCATTTGCATCGACTGATGTATTAAAGCTGGTTTTAATGTGTCCCCACGTAGTCCAGACATCATTTCCTGCCCCATATCGGTAGGAAAGCTGTCCACCCAATACTGCCTTAAAAATCTGCCATGAATACGTTCCATATGAGTTTGATCCCAAATACGACATTAAAGAACCATATCGGCTAGGCATATTAAGTGGGTTATTTGTATTCCCCGCTTGCCAGTCGCCATTTGATAGGAAAGTAAACTTGTTATCACCTAATACAGCTATCCATTGTGGAACCGACACCTTGTCATATAGCTCGCTAATTTTACCGCCTGTGAAACCTTGGGTACCAAGATCACCCAAACCTAGTACTTGACGAGCTCCACCAGCAGAAGACGCTCCTGTTCCCCCTTGGGCTATTGAAAGTGGAGTAGCTAAACCTTTCATTTCAGTAATGTCAGTATTTACACCTTTTCCAGCAGCACCAAGATTATTTCGAGCTTCTGCTGCAGTGGTTGCCCCTGTACCACCTTGAGAGATAGCTGCTGTACCAACTACTTGAGAAAAGTTAGGAGCCAAATTGGGAATGCCCGACGCGAATGGCAGCATAAATTGCCGCTTACCTTGAGCTGAGTTATAAGGGAATGGCCGATGATCCCAATTAAATTTAAATACAAGATTTGCCATTATGCTGTCACCCCATCAATCACTTGGAAAATCAAAGTATCTGTATGCTGGGTAACTCCATTCACGACAGCCTTAATATCCATCTGACACAAACCTAACGGCCATGCTGTTGTACTGCTTTCCGACTTCACATTTAACCATCCCTTCTGTGTACTTTGATTTAATGCAGCACAAGTCAAGGTAGCCACAGCTGCTCCATCAGCCAAAGCTTTAATCTGTGAAGTAAAGGTATAACCCGTCAGATCAATTGCACGGCGAACATCATCGGGTGGATATTGCAAAGTTTCATCCATATCAACTAGCTGAAGATTTAAGTTGAAAGTGTCACCACGCTTAAAAACAAAATTGCTCATAAGTGATTCCTATAGACATAAAAAAACCACCGATGAGGTGGTAGTGAATAAGACATAAAATACCTCTCAAAAAGGAGGTCTCATAATTCAAAGTAGTTAATATCTAGGTTTATATCTCTTGTTTCCTCCACTCGTAATACAGTAGTGCCCACCTCTAGGACCCACGCAATAATCCACCACAGCACATGAACAATCACTATCGTAGTAGGTTTTTTTCTGTTTTTTTTCAGAATGATGAGGATGAGATTTTAAGGCCTGATAATTATTTGACGTGGTTGATCGAGACTTTTGTTTAAAGCAGCCATCCGTTTCACATAATAGCTTTGTTGATAACCACTGAGGTGATGAGGAATTTAAGGAAATACGTGCCCAGTTTCCTTTCGTCTCATAAATATCAACTTTTTCTCCACGTCCTAACTTTCCTACTACGTGACCGTTTGGTTTATCTCTAATATTTAAAGAATTAGTGTTGATATATTTTGATTCGATAACTTCTTCTACTGCACTCTGTGCATTTTCTGAATCTGAAGTTTGTTTTGGAGAGTTATCATTGCCTGAACCAAAAATCCCTAAAGCTACTAATCCTGCGGCACCCCAGCCTAAAGTTGATTTTTTCATGTTTTACCATTTGTTATAAATTTCTATTACTGTAACAGAATGTAATCACAAATGATAATATGCTGAGGTCATTAAAAATAATCGCCTTGCAGAAGCTTTTTCTTGAACTCAAAGCTCATTATCTAAATCAACACTTACTCCAGTAACAACGTTATGTTTAGGCCCTCCGAGACAATCAACATTAGCCAAGCGTATATTCACATCGGAAACACATAGCTTGTTTTCAGATTGCCATTTGCTCAACTCAACAGACATAACATCTTCAAGATGTCTTTCCAGTTCTTGCCGTTTAATTTCGATTTCTTCTAAAGTCAGCATACATGACATATCAATTCACCTTGTACCCAATGGTCACATTATACTGAATGAAATCAGCATCTTGGCCAACAAAAATTGATTGTCCTTGCAAACATTCTAGATGATCGATTGAGTAATATTCAAAATGGGCAAGCAAAGCATCACTCAGTTTTGTGATTTCCATTATTCCTGAATTGGGACGAGCAAAGCATTGGACCATAATATTACCGGTACGGCGTGTACAAGGATTATCAGCAATGCCTGAAATAAAACTTGGACCGCCCGCAATCGTTAAGCGACACCACAAACCTTCCTTAGGCACCGTAAAGCCTGGTAAATTTGGATACTGGATTCTGTCTTGAGTAATACCTCTAAAGCTTTGCATGCGATCAATAATAGCTTGCCTTGTTTGCTCTAAAGTCATTGCCATCTTAACCACCGTACTTTTGAGAAATAAAGTTATACGTGAGGCCATAAATACCTTGCGGCGCTTGATCGGACCAACCGTTTTCCAAGCGCTCAGCATAAGGCTGGTTGTTCTGTATATAGACTAAATTACCCAATTTAATCTTTACAGCTTGAATAGCAGCATCTTGAATTGGGTTAGTTTCAGGTCCACGGACACCATAATCACCAGATCCAATTGAAACGATATGCGAAGCACGATAAGCGCCAGTATCAACAGGACTTGAAACCACTAAAGACTGAACAGCATCCATTGTAATTTTCTTTACCTTTTCCTCTGCTGTTTTAGCCACATCAAAACTAAATTCAGTTGGCTTTTTCCCCTTCCATCCCATTGCTCACCTCGCTTGCTTCGTACATTTCGAAAAGGTCTTGAGAGATCGCTTGAATTGAATATGCTTCAAACTCAACACTAGGTTCGCTTTCACCCATTCGCTTCTTTACTATTTGCCAGACATGAACCGCTTCATGTAAAAGCAATCCATAAACTTGAATTCGGTCTTTATCCGCCGTATCACCAATTTGGACGATTGCATATGCGCCATCAGAAAAAGTACTAACTTGCGCATCCGCTCCCATATCCAAAAATTGATCGGCCTTATCCATATCTTCAAATAACAAATCCATGTGTAGTTGATTTCGAGCAAGCGTGTACTGCACATGTTGGAATGGCGATATATACCATTCAGGAACATAATCAGGATTAACCATTTTAGCCCCTACACTTTTCGAAGCTGACATTTCCAGATTGTACTGGCTGGATCTTGTTGAATATGGATAACTCGAAATGAGCCTAAGCTTGTTAACCATTCATCATCAATTTTTGGAGTCATAGTTACTTCATTTTGAAGCACGGTCGCCTTTTTATCCGTGGCCAATACTCCAAGCGTTTGTATTTCATATTGACTGTATGAGCCAAAAAGAACACCACGGCCAGAATAGTTTTCTTTAACTTCAACATACGTTTCAGTCTTAGGATCCCAATTTGTTTTTGAGATCCGCTCACATGTAAAGGTATGAACGGCGTCCGCCAAATCATCATTAAATGCTTCAGCAATGTCTGCCTGAATTTCGTCACGTAAGCCCATATCATGCCCTGTAAAGTGGTATGCCAAAGCCATTAAAACTTGCATTTGGATCTTTCAAATCAAGCGAATCAATATAATCAATTGCTATCTGTTCAAAGCTAGAAATCGCTTCAGTACCTTCTTGATACTCTTTTTCAGATTCGACTGAATCAGCTTTAACTTTCTTTCGTTTAAGCAACTGCTCTTTGCCGTTATAAATTACTTTGGCCAGAATTCCTTTGATAATTTCACAAGCCGCGTCTTTAAGAAGTGGATCAATTGGATCTGGTACAAAACCAATTCTGTTTTTCATCCATACATTAGCCAGCTTTACCAGACGAGCTTTATCACTGTCTGGTGCAAAATCGCTGCCCAAAATTGAATTTGCGTCATCTACAGTAATAAAGCTCATTGCATTATTCCTTAGGGATTAATTTAAGAAGTTCTGCTTTTGTTGCTGACGGCTTGTAACCAATATTTTTACTAGCCAAATACTCTTTTAATTGATCATTTGACCAGTTTTCAAAATCATTAGCTGCCGTTTCTGTAGCTGGGTTTTCTGCCGATTTTCCAGCTTCCAATTCAACAATACGTGCTTGCATTGCGGGAATATCGTTTTTAAAAGCTTCAAATTCAGTTTTTATACCGACCACTTGAGCTTCAGCATCTTTGAGAGCTTTATCTGCTAAGACTGCTGCATCTTTTAATCGTGAATTCTCAGATAACAACTCTGACTGGTTACCACCAGCCTGCTCTAAGATGGCAATTTTTTGCTTAAGCTGAGTGTTTTCTTCGACGACCTTTTCACATTCTGCTTTTGCATCATCAATCACAGCTTGAAGTTCAGGGGTGACTCCTACCTCGACATTTACCGTGGCCAAAGTCATTTTTTGTGGCTCTTCCAACTTACGAACTTCAACTGGAACTTCTAAAGATTCGTAATCCTTTTGAATCTTTGGATAATTACCGTAAATAATTACCTCTTTTGCTTTCAAATTTGGGTTTTCATAATAGTCAGGGTTAGCAATAATGCCCGTCTCTAATGCAGCAGCTGCTGCAATGCGTGTATAGATAATCTTCATGGCGCTTTTCTCTTAATAATAAAAAGAGGGCTTATTAGCCCTCTTACGGTTTTAATTTTTAGGTTTTAACCAGTTGTCGCTGTACCTGATAAATCAAGTAAGGTACCTGCTGTCATTTTGTTGCTGGTTGCATATTTAATCCAGTTAGCGCTTGAACCAAGTAATGTAAGGTCAGGATTTTCACCTTTCGATGTATCCCAACTATAACCAAGAATATCTAGGTTAAATGCACCTTCAGCACGCATACCGATTGCTAAGTTTTCTTCATCATTGATGTCATAAGCTCGGAAGCCCGGTACTTGTGATTCAGTTACTGTTACAGCACCATACTGCAAGCCAAAAGCATCGTTATCACCTACAGCATCCGTCACCAATACCGGCTTTCCTAAGGTTCCTGGTAAACCACCATAGATAACGATTTCAGATTCACCGTAAATTTGCTTAGTGATAGCATCATCGACAATATCGAAATATGTATCTGAGTTCATCACCCATAAGCCAATTCGGCCAAACTTATCACCAAACTTTCGCATACCACGAGTTAATGCTTTGCGGCCATCAACAACGATACTTCCTTTCGCAACCATATCGGGATTACTAGAAATAGCAGCTTTTAAAGAAGCTAAACTGTACTCTAATCGGCCTGCAACCAATGCATCTGCAAGATCGTAACCAACAACCATAGCAAATTCTTCTGGTGTACGAGCACGGCGCTTAAATGCCTCTTCAGTTGATGCATAAGGACCATATTTATATGGAATTTTTACACCTACAGACTCACCTGCACCGATTTTTTCCGGAGTTACTTTTGCATTGGAGTTCACATCGCGATGTTTAATGCTACCACCAACTTTGTAGAATGCATTTTTATTGAAGTCACCTTGAATGATTTCATTACGATAAATAATCGCACCATTTGAAGCTTCATTAAAGACATTCAAATTGTCTTGTAAACGTTCTAAATACGCTGTTTGGGCCAGTTGGTTATAGATGATCATGTCGGAATTAACTGTCGTAGTCATAACTACTTATCTCCAAATATTTAATGATTAGTTCGGTAGTTTTAGGAAGGCATCATTGCCATGTTCTTTGATGTAATCTGCTTTCTGAGAAACAGACATTTCACTGCGTTTCATTCCAGTAGGTGCTCCACCTTTGCCCCCACCTTGAAAACCACCACCAGTTCCTTTACCACCTTTAAGAATTAAGTCTTTATGCTGGTATCCACCAACCAATGACTCTAAAGCTTCATCAACATTTGCAAGTTCACCCGGGCGGACACGTGAATAAATCTTTTCGCCGTTCGGATCATATGCAACCACCTTGCCTTCTTCGATTTTGAAGTGATGACCAAAGGTTGCCTGAACCATGTCCACAGGTACTGCAATGTTGTCTTGAATGTACTTAGAACGAGCAAAACCACCGCCGATAAGTTCTTTATGTAAAGAGGCTTCTAGAGCATCACGTTGCTCAACAATCGGAGCATATTTTTCTTCAACTGCTTTGATAGCTTCAGCTTTAACTTTCTCAACTTCACCGGCATCCACCAGCTTTTTATCGTCGAGATTTTGGATTGTTTGTAATGCCTTTTTAGCTGCCGCTGGGTCTTCAATTCCTTCAAAAGCTTTTAATGCTTTTTCGGCTGCTTCTTTGGCTTCACGATGTGTTTTAGCTTCATTGTTTAAGCGTGCAATTGTTGCTACCGAGTGTGGCGCATCATGTGGCATTTCTTTGCCGTCATCATGAATATAGATCGGCTTATCACCGTCTACTTCCGCATAAACTTTACCGTCGATTGTTACTGTTTTAAGTTTCATTGGTCATCCAACCTATATATACAAAATGGGCATCCGCCCGGATTCGCCGTTAGCATCCGCTTTCGGCAGGCAATAAAAAAGCGCCCTTTAGGACGCTTCATTTCTATAAATGATTATTTACTTAAAGCTTGGCGTACAAATGCATCTTTTGCTTCAAGTAGCTTTCTTAATCCTGTGGATTTTTCAGGCCCGTCAGGAAGTTGCTCATCCATTTGCCGAGCTAAATCACCAATTGGCTTACTAACTTGCTGCAAATGTTCAGGTAAATGTTCATATTGGAAATATTGGATAATAGGGCTTGGCATTTTCTTCTCGCAAAAAAAGCACCCGAAGGTGCTATGGTTAAAAATTAAGTTCTATTTGATGAGTGCAATTGCTTTTAATCTTTCAAAAGTAAAACCATAAATTGCCATGGCTTGAAACCTTAATTTGAAGAAATGGCACCAGAATTCATTTTGTGCTCAGAATATATTGAGCATCTGACATATTGATTTGCTTTTCAGGCATTTGTAGTACCTTTAGCTACGTTTACTTTTTATTCCAAACCTCTGATCTAGGTTCATCACCAACTAAGCGGATGCCTTGAGGACCACCTACATCAAATGTTGCCGTGATAGTCGCTGGACCCTCAAAAACACTACAATTCATTTTTACAGAGGTTAATCCAGCTAATGGAATACCTGTTTCCTCGTCACAAAGAGCAAGATGAGAAGATTTATCTGAAACTCTTTTAAGTACCAAATGTCTAACTTTTGATTCACTCATAAACCAAACTCCATAAATGACAAAAGCGCCATTTGGGCGCTTATATAGGTGAAAATTGTGTCTTAAGTGAGTTTAGAATTACCTGTAATCGGCAATAATTACTCACAGTTAAATCCAGTTCCAACAAGGTCTTTTTTCAAATTTGAAACGAGATTTTGTTGTTCCTGCTGTTGTCCACTAAGATAATTTTTATCTAGAGTCTCTGCACCATCAATAGATTTATAAAGCTCTTTAGATTCCTCTAAATTGTCTTTTAAAAACGTGGTGAGGTTTAGTTTCGCCTGGGCAGCTCTACATAAATTATTTTTAGCTTCTAAACCTTGAGTAGCCTGTTTTACTTGACCAGTTGCAGGATCAAAAGAATATGCATTTGCCATTGCTGACTCCAAAGCTTCAGACAATCGATCATATTCTTTAAGATATTTTTGACTTGGTTCAGCTAAACAAGTGATGGAAATTAGGGTTAGACATACAAAAGCTATTGTTTTCATATTGTATAAATTCTGATGTTTTAAAAAATATAACATAAGAAAAATTACAGACCCAACTTTTTAAAAGCTTTTTCATCCAACTTTCTCAAATCATCTAAGCTATATAAACGGCCTTCAGGATCAAAGAACTTTTCAAAATCAAATTTCCCTTCTTTATAAAGTTTGTACCTCTTTGGCCCTAGCCACTCTTTTTGGAAGAAGTTATCTGTCTTCATGAAGAACTCTTTGAATGTGGTGTTTGCATCCAATTGCCCTATTAATTGGCTTCGCTCTTCTTTGGGGATGTCTTTAACTCTACGTTCGTCCATTACAAATGGCCGTTCGCCAACAAGTTGACCGTCCTTCTCGACCGGAACCAAGATACTGCGACAGTTAGGATGTAACGGCGGCACTCGCTTTGCCGGATCATTTATTTCCCACACTGAACCATCTAATGAAGCGCAAAGCTTAGAAGTTCGTCCATCTAAAACGCTAACAAATCGGACATATTCAAAGCCAATTTGGTTGAAGCTATTTAGATAGGCTTGATTAGCTACATGACTTCGCACAGTTCTTACCGTTCGCTCAATATCAGTTTTGGTACCATTTAAGATCCCATCTTCATAGTTAAGCCGTTTGGTACCACGAATACGCTGAACAATTTCTTGGTTAGTTTTGCCTGAATTAATACCATCTCGAATTGCATACTCAACCTTTTGACGGGCACTTTCAGCAATTCTTGAAAGCAGATCATCGACAAGAGCGCCACCTGCCAACGGAACTTTTTTAGCGGATAAGAATAGTTTTTCCCCATCAGGCTTATTAATTTTTGCTCCATAGAGCTTAGCTACGTAATTGGCCTCATAAACAGCCAGCGCCGTAGCAGAAACGGCAAAAGCTTCAGGTAATGCTAAATTAACACTGGCAAACCATTGGGCAATCAAATCCCTAATTTCCCTTAAATTTGAAGTTGTATATTTACCACCAGCTAAAGCAACTTTCTCCGACTCATTAAGCTCATCCAATAAATCCCGAAGCTTAGATAGCATCTTGCTCGTATCATCATTGAATAAAGCCAATAACTCATTTACCGTTTTTGATGAAGCACGATAAAGATAGGCCTGGTGCTGAGTGAGTGCTTCAAATAGTTTTTTGATATCTGTTGCCATCTCACTCTACCTTTTGATTTAAAGTCCCATCTTGCTCTGCTTCAACATTCTGAAGCTCTTCTTCATATTTTTGTTTAGGGAACATACCTGTTTGGTTGTATTCCCACCATGATTTAAATGAAGATCGGCCTTGTAGAGCTGCTTCAAATAACTGTCTAGCTAACTCAGCTAAATATCCTTGCTTGTTAAATTCCTGACTGATTTCGAACATCAAATCATCTTTAGTTAGAACATCCACATTAGGCGTTACAAACTTAGCAGCCCATCGTAATGCTGCTGACAAGGCTTCATTCATATTGACTACACAGAGCGAAAGAACTGAATGTTGAACGGCGTCATCACTATTTGCCTCTGTAGCAGTCTTTTTGCTTCCAGAACCCTTCTCGATTAAACGTGCCCCCATCTCCTTCATTTTTTCCCACTTGTCTTTCATGGCTTCCCGGGCAAGCGTATTAGGATCAGCTTGAACAATACCTAGACCACCATTTTCAGGTAAAGGCAAAAGTACTTTCGCACCAATGTAGATGCCACGTTTCTTGGCTTGGTCATACCACTCCCAATTAACACCCTTCGCAAAGTATTGAGGTTGCCCCATATAAAAAACGGACTCTTGAAAGTCCGCACTGTCTCTGTAATGGGCTAAATTGAGATTAGCCAAAGGAAGTAATGGAGGCTTTTTAATCTCTTCTGAATTATCAATTGCACCTACAAATGTAAAAGGTATATAGGTCCAGAAATTCCCGTTGTAATCTGTTGGAAACTTCTTCTCTCCGCCAACCCAGTTACCCTTTTCACCCTTTGTGTACACCTGAACGGAATAAATATATTCCCCATTTCCCTCTTGCTCTAAACGAAGTACACGATATTGCTCTTGTTCGGTTTTACTAAATCCATCAGCACCGCGCTCAGACCTAAATTCACGGATAACTACGAGACAAAGTTTTTTCTGGTTATCGACCATTACTGAATCCCAATTCACTACATCTATGGCATTCAATAAATGAATCATTGGATAGGCTTTTTGCGCTTTAAATTCCGCTAGATTACGAGCTGGTGGCACATCAGGATAATCAACATATAAAGCACAACGATAATGCTTCAATAAGTGGCGAATTCCATTTTGAGCCAATTGATAAGCACTAATGCCTGCTCCATTCGCATTACGTTCTAAATGAGCAAGCTCGGGAGGAAATTTAAAACTTGGATCTGTTGCAAAAGCTGCTCCAACTAAACTATTTGATGTAGTCCCTGTTACTTCATAAAAGACTGCACGGGTAAGATAAGCCTCATAAGCGCTTTTATTTGCAGGTGATTTATCATGTGCATTTGGCATCGGCAAATATTTTTCACCTTTAGCCTTAACTGCATCTTCACCTTCACAAACATCATCAAGTTTTTGCCAGTATGGCAAGTTCTTAACATATTCAGCATGTTGAAAAGTTACATCACTCATCGAGCAAATCCCATATCAGCAAAAAAGGCTTCAAAACCTTCATGTAATTCATTAAATGCATCTGAGGCTGCATCCACTTGGTCATCATGTGTACCGTTAGGAAAATGACGAAGCTCATCAATAAAGTCCTTGTTCCATTCACCTTTGAGCATACGTACATTTCCTACGTTAACTTGAGCCGCAAATGGTTGTGCCCGTGTGAGCTTGTCACCTGAAATTGGTTTGGCTATCACGTTATAACCAGCAAGAAGCTTCACAAATGAACTAGCTTGCGATTTACCAGCTTGACCGGGGTCTTGTGGTAAACGCACAGAAACTTTTTTCCCATCTAGCTTTGCTGTTTGTTCTAAACGCTTATTCACATTGTCTGGGCCAAGCTGTCCTCTTGTCACATCGACAATGTAAGTAAAACCATCTGCGCCTAGAGCTTCTCGCACACCTACTGTAAAGTCACCTTCATTTTCAGTTGCCCCAAAGTCCCAAGCCCTAACTTGTTTCAATACATCTGCAGGCAAAGCCTCAACAATTTGGATATTGTCAGGCTTAAAAAAACCGCCTGCTGGCGGTGATGGCATTTGTCGGTACTGCCCGGCAAAAACATACGGCGCAGCTTGCTCCATTTGCCTTAACTTTTGGATATTGTGTTTTGCTGGCCACAGTGCGGATCCGTCTTCCTGAATAGCAGAAAGACATAGATGCTCCCAAACCTCACCGTTTCCACCAGCTACAGGAACGCCGTCTTTTCTATCACCTAGCAACCATCCAGCTAAATCATCTTCATGAAGTCGCTGCATAATCACAATGATCGGCGTATCTGGCGAGTTAGTACGCGACTCAAGGGTGTTTTGGAACCAATCAATTACCCCTTCTCGAATTGTTTTAGAAGAAGCTTCATGCGCTTTGTGTGGGTCATCGATAATGATGCATCCACCAAACCCATCACGAAGTTTACCTGCGCCAAAACCAGTAATCGTACCGCCTGTACCAGTCGCATAGCAGACACCGCCTTGAGAAGTTCTCCAGAAGTCTTTAGCCTTACTATCATCACGCAATGTAAGATCAGGAAAGACCTTTTTATACGCCTCCTCTTGCACAAGGGTTCGAATCTGGAAGGCGTTATTTGCGGCAAGCATTGCCGAGTAACTGATATGAATAAACTCACAGTCAGGCTTCTTTCCAAAACACCAAGCCATGAAGTTAATTACAGCAATTTCAGTTTTAGAATATCGTGGTGGAACGTTAATAATTAACCGCTTTATCTCTCCGCGATAAACTTTCATTAAAGCTTCGCAGATTTCTAAGTGGTGCCAATTTTGCATCCATTTATAACCACGGCGCTCCTTAAACATGTACCTTGTGAAGAAATATAAATCTTCTTGCGCCTCGATCCGGATGGCTTTATCCCGAGCCGCATCAGTACTCATCTAAGACTTCCCTCCGCGCTTTTAAGTAATCTTCCATTGGAACTGGAATTTCTGAATTAACTGTTTGGACTGGTCCGCCACCTGCCCCTGTTATTTCCTTGCGATTGGTATATAAGCCGCCAACCTCTTTAGCTGCCTGCTCTAAAAGGCTCGGCACAATGACTGGGTTTTCTTTGAATTGTTCATGATCGATGAACCGTTGTAGGCGTTTGAGGCGGTATGCAATGTTAGCGATTGGAATAGCACTAAGGTTGTCGTTCATTTCCTTGCGCACTCTGTAGAACTCAGCCTTAAACTCTTCGCTTAAGTCCTGCCCTGTTTTCTTTGTTGGGTCGTATGCTTCACATTGCTGTTTGGTTACGGTGATACCAAATTCTTCTTGGACGCCTCTTGCTGTTTCACTAGGTGTCTCATAGGTAGCAAGTGACCGTACTATATAGAGTTTCACCCGTTTATTAAGCCTTGCCATTTATCTCTATCCGTCCAAGTACGTCCAAGTAGAGTGGCAAAAAAAATTTAAACCACCTTTAAGTTACAAGTGCCACAAGCGTAATGAACATCAGCACGTGTGAGCTGAGGCCTTTTATTAGCTGCTTCGACCATTCGTTTAACATCCTCAGTTGCTCCATATCGGCGAACAACACCTGTAAATTCTTCAACATCGTGACCTTGAATAGCTAACTTAGGCATACCAGTTTCTCTGTTATAAGCTGGTGTTCCGTATTGGTCCTTCTTATGTGCAATGTGATAAAGCTCGTGTTCAACCAAAGCACAAAAGTTCACATCACTTGCTATACGTGAATATGAAGCATCAAAAGTAATTAAGTATTCAGGTAAATAACTGAACCACTGGATGTATTGTTCTTCTTGTCGTTCTTTCTTCCAGCCACCAGCATTGATCATGACTTTTTCAGTAGTCCCAATGACCTGACGTCCTTGCTTTTTAAAACCAGATCTAGCCCACATCACAGCAATATCTGGATATCGAAATGACCGTAAATGCATGTGATCAGGGTTAAATAGTTTTGATTTTGGATCTAGAAAAACCTGTCTTATCCATTCCCACAATTCTGGCGCTGGTGCAAAGTTTGGAGTGTCTATTTCAAAAATCCATTCTGGAGGCATTGGACGTACAGGAACATGAAAGCCGACTTCGTTTTTCATAAATTTAACCCATTAAAAAAGCTGCCATTTGGCAGCTCTTATTTAACCTCTTGCTTCTCGAGCAAGTTCATCCTCTAGCACTCTATAGCGCCAATAACGATCTGGCTTTACCCAAACAACTTCTTTTAAGGTTGGTTTTTTAAAGGCAGTTAGTAATGGGGTTGCAATTGCCAAATTACCATCTGCATTTTCTTTCAGATAATCAAAATAGGAGTTCTTAACCAAGTAATCAACTACGTCATCTTGATAAAGACAACCATCAATTCGTAGTTTTAATATCATCCATTCAACTACTTGGTTAATACCTACTTTTTTGATTCAGGATCTTCTTCATCTGTGACCGCTACAAGGCTTTCTTCAGGAAACTTTCCAGAATCAAGTTTCTTCCCAGCAAACCATTGGCAAGAATATAATCCATTAAATTCTTTAGTTTGAAAGTTTTCACCAAGGGAAAGAACCGCCATATCTGGTCCCCCAACATTTAGTTTAACTTTATCACCAATTTTATATTTAGGTGTTTTTACTTTACTCATGTTTAAAACTCGTTATTTTTTAATGAAATTTATATATTGAGACAATAAAAATATTTTCAAGTTTAAAAATAAAAAGCCCCGCCAATAATCGATATTTAGCGGGGCTTCTTGTGCTTAGATATGTCCAGCATTTCAAAAATAACTTTTGGTGGGCTAATTACTTTGAAAAATTAAATCAAGCTAGATACTTGTACTTTTCAGCTAAATGTCTACTAACAATTTTTGTTGCTTTCATATATGGCATTTCAGCACAAAGCCAAAAACGATATGTATTTTCACCAACTTTATAACTCTGGCGGTTATATGTTGATTGCTTACTAGGATCTATTTCACTTGCTTCAAAATATGTACCTTCACGGTTATTTACAACTTCACCGTCTAAATCACCGCCAATACAAATATACATTGAGCTAATCCATAAAATTATGAATGGCAGCTTAACACGTAAAATAAAAAGCCCCGCCAATAATCGATATTTAGCGAGGCCCTTTTGTGCCGTAATACGCTCGGCAAACGATAAAACTAGTTTTTGGTGCACTTAAAAAATTTTTCGTAATCAAAAAAATCCAAAAGTACTACTAAGTAAATCATCAATGAGCTGCTTATCCGAAGAGCATTTAACAATAGGTCGAGATATAGCATATTGCCCTTTTAAGAAAATATTTACCTCTTTCATACCAATAGTCACATAATATTTTTCACCTTTCGTAAAAACATTGAAAAAACCATCTTCATCGAAGTGACTTTTTCTCAGTAAATAATATTTAAAATGGTTTTCTTCCAAAAAAAGAAGACAGTGACTAGTTTGATCAATAAGTTTTAAGTACATAAATTATCCTCATATTATGAAGATATATTGGCCTAAAACTATGTAACCAACAACACTAAAAACTGGTATTTTTATTTTAAAAATCAATATGTAAAGTAATTTATTACATTTTAAATTTGCAATATTAAATAATAAAAAAAGCCCACCATTTGGCGAGCTTTTAAAACATTTTGGTGCAACGCTTATAACTTCGTCCCACCATATCACAAATCTAAACCAAGTGTGCTGCACTGTCAAGATTGCAATACCTCTATTTTACCATCCAAATAAGCCAAACCTTTATCAATCTCAGCACGTACTTTTGCTTTACTACATCTATGTACATTGGCAATTGTTAAATACGACCAATTATTTTCATAATAAAGTATTAAAAACCAAGCTCTTTCTTGTAGAAATTCCCTATTATCGTTATGCATTTTAGCCAAGAGTTTGCTTACTTCAACTGCCTCATAATCTTCAATTTCGCATGGCATAGAGACCTTACTTGATCTAATTCTAGTTGTGTCATTTTGGTCAATTAAACATGCTAGAGGATTAGCAGAAACTTTAGATTTTGTTGATCTTACCCATAGACCATATTGTTCCAACCATTGATGAGCAGAACGTTTAGACCAGTCCATTGTCTTGTTATTAACTTTTGCATTCATGTTTAAACTTCCCTCACATCAATATTGTGAACTGTTTTCATCAGGTGTTTTTTATTTCGGTAACTCGGTAGCTTGCGTGTAGCTATAGACTTCACATCTTCAACAACGTATTCACCTGCTGTCGTGAAATAAGTGAAATCGGCAAAATATCTAAGTGCTGGTTTAGCTCGTTTCTCCCCTTCTAATTTTGTCTTCGGTGCCAATTCAAATTTTGTGTGATGCTGCAATTCTTTAATTTCACCTCGTTGTTGTAGAGCCTTTAGCTCGATATACCGTTTGTATTCTTTAGTACTGTCAAAAGTCATTCCATCCAATTTAATTTTCGAAGCATTAAACTTGTTTCGACCCTTTTTCTTTTGAACTTTCGGGCATGTAAGGCGGTAATCAGCAAGGCTCATTGATGTCATTTAGGCTCACCACCATTGAGCACTTGCTCTAAAGCTTTAAAGGTTCGAATCATTGCCATTTGTAGAAATTCATGATTGCCGCGCATGTCCCCTTCAACATACTGCAAAGCATATTGAGTCTCCTTTAATGCCCCATCTAAACGCTTTTGCAATTCCACTACTTTCGCTTGCAGGTGCTGCCATACAAGGTTGTGTTGATAAACATTTTCTCTAATGTACGTATCTTCATAGCGTTCAAATAGATTAGCGGGCGGAACAAAACCATAAGGCTTGTAATATGTATCTAAGTACCACTGCTCAAACTCTTCCATCACACATCCTCCACTTTGCAATTAGCGTAGGTCTCAAAGAAGAACTTTACAGGCTCGGATTTAATTTCAATCAGTCCAAATCGAAGTAAATGACGAGCATGTGTGCTATCGCGTAGTAACTGCACATCACGGTAATGTGTAAGCATTTTTCGCCACCCTTCCAGCGGCATAGACGATTTGTTTGTATTGCAAGGAACACATGCAGGGTTCATGTTTTCTAAAGTGTCGTTTTGCGGTCTAGTCATTTCACCCGTAATTAACTTACCGCCACCAACATGAATTAAATCTCGCTTCACTGCTTCGATATGGTCTGCATGCCACTTATCGCCAAGCAAATCACCACAGTAAGCGCAATGTCCACCAAACTTTTGTTTTAGCTCAGCACGTTGCTGTTTAGTTAGTTTCATTGGTGAATTCCTTTCTTAATATGTTCTTTACGCGCCAACCACCACAAAACCACTGCCCCACAAATAGCGGCTGTATAAAATGAAATGAGTAACCCCCACGCTAAAATCTCGAATTTGTTCATACATTCGCCCCTTCAATTAACTTAAGAATATTTCTAGGAATTGGCATACCTTCACGACGGCACATCTCTGCGTATTCGTGCGGATTGTCAAAAGGATCTGGACCTAGCTCTTGTTTGAGTTCTGGCTCTTTTTCCTTAGCCTTAAGCTTTTGTACTGGTGCAGGTTTACGACCATTGATTTTTAAACGTTCCATCAATGATTGGAGATGCTTTTGCGCTTCGTCATTGCTTACTGGGGTGTGTTCAGGTTCTTTATGCTCTAGTTGTAGCGGTGGAGTGTAAAACTCTTGCTGACGGCCTTTTAACTGAGCTTTAGCCACCATCACGTTGTATGTCCCGAAGAAATTATCTTGAGCTGCTCGCATTTGGCCGGCTTCGATCAAATACATAACCTCGTCTAAGGCGTACTTAGTGATTTGGGTAATAACCACGGAACGGTCAGTTGTAAACTTACATGCGCGAGACCAAGCTTCTTCTGGAGACATCCAACTTTCACCGATACACCAGGTGCGAAACTCGGCAAATGACGGCATAAAGCGTCCACCTGCTGTAAGTAATCGAGCAAGTGCGTTGTTAAATTGGTTTTGTTGAACGCCAACCAGTGTTTTAAGTGCGATTTGCTCAACCACTGACAGAGGAATTGCACTTTCGCCTGTTGCTGGAAATTGCTTATTGAACTGAGCAGCGTAAACAGTGCGAAGAGAAGCGATTAATTGACGCACTTCGTTCAAGGTAATCTCATGCATGACCTACCTCCTCAATCATTGGAAACTTTTTTGCTGGGGTTACATCCACGATTTGAGATTCGCTCTGTTCTTCAAAAAGATTAGCGAAGTAACCCGACTCTTGTGGTTTTTGACCGGTTGAAGTGATTTGCTCTTGTTTCTTGCGGTTTGCAGCAACTTGTTTCTCGTTGTTTTGAACCCAAGAGAACCACTTAACCAACCAGATGCTTGGTGTATTCAACGAACTTGATTCGTTTGCAAAGTACCAGTCACCGAAATTTTGAATCATGGTTCTCAAGTCGATTTCAGGTACAGAAACAAATCTTTGTTGAGCAAGTGAGATGAAATCGTATTGAAACTCGCTGTATTCAGAAATGAATTCACGCATTGAGTAACGCTTGTGATCATCGATCTGATACTGAGCAAATTGAATTGGAGTTAATTGCGAATTTTCTCCACGCGTATTACTACTACTATCAATAATTGGTTCTTGGTTTATGGTTAATGGTTTATGGTTATTGGTTGGTTGCACATCCGTTTGTTCTTCGTTTAACGGATTTTCAACGACCGTTGAATTTTCGTTAGACGCTTGATCATCTTTTGATGAATCACTGTTGGACGAGCCTTTCTTTTTCGCTGCACGTTTTGCAGCAGACGCCTTACCAGCCTCACTCGCTTGTTTCTTTTTCCCGTGATATTCAGCAATTTCTCGTTCACAACGATTATTGCGATAAACACCTTCTTCAAGAATGAAAAACTCATCAAGTACATATTTGAGAGCTTCTTTTTGCTCTTCGGTAGTACATTGCAAACGACGTGCTAGACGATCAATGCTTGATGCATCAATCGCCTTCTCCGTGTCGTAATACATGTCTAATAAGTCGCGGTAAATCGCACGCTCAATTAAACTGAGGTGGCGAGTCGCATTGTTAAAGTCACCAATATGGTGTTGGTAATAATTCATGCGGCCCCCTTAATTTGTTGCGTAATAAATGGATTATTTGCTCTGGCGATGGCAGCCATTGGATATGGAGAAACGGAGTTACCAACCATAAAGACTTGATCTTTTTTAGATAGAGGCTTTCCATCGCTCCCGTATTCAATTACGTATGAATCTGGAAACCCCTGCGCTCTAAAAAGTTCACGTGGTTTAAGCATGCGTATACAGATATCAACAATTGCCCAAGGTTCACCTTTGATCCAAACAGTAACTAGGGCTAAACGATCTTTAGTAGTGATCGTATCCATTGGCTCAGTGATACTTCTTGCGTCTCCATTGCCGTAGTAGTTAATTAAAAATGCAGCAACACGAAGAGCGCCCTTATAGTTATCTTTGCTCAACTTGGCAGTAACTAATCCATGATGCCCACCTTTCACTTGTGCACATATGGTTGATAGAGGCTCATCAATTGACCAATTCCGCTGTTGAGAAGCGTTTGCAAACTCTGTAATAAACGGAACAAGGATTGGACTTATTAAAGAACTATGTCCGCCATAACCTGCTGTAGTTGTTGCTAATGGTTCACGTATGTCATGACCAAAACTTGTACGGAAATCACGGCCAATAAAAGGTGTGGCAGAATTAACAAAAAATGGCTCTTTAGTTTCAATGACATATTTTTGAATACCTTTAGCTATGCGTTTTAGAGTTGCATCAGCTAGAGGACCTTGCGGCCTATCAAAAATAGAATTTCCTAAATCTGAAAAATCAACACATTCAACTGTTGAGCGCCATTTTTTTAAATTACCCTTAGGTTTCTTTGAGAAGTATTTTTCTGGCCATACTATTGGTTGCCCATCACAGCGGGCAATGAGAAATAATCGCTCACGTTTTGTTGGCGCTCCGAAGTCAGCAGCAATAATATTTTTTTGCCACTCAACTTCATAACCAAGTTGTTCAAGACTACGGACAAAGTGTTTCCAAGTTTTACCTTTCTTCTTGGGGTTTGGTACTAAGAATTGATTGTGGCGAGGAACTCGCTCACCAGGCTCTGCAATTCGATTTACCTTTTTGCCATTAATATTAATTTTATCGAGAGTAATGACTCTGCCTGTTGCTTTGTCTCGTTTTGCAATTAAAGGTCCCCATCCTAAGATCTGCTTAACATTTTCTAAACTGATCACATCAGGTTTAACTTTGCCTGCAAACTTAAGAACAACCCAAGAAAGGTCACGTATTTCTTTTTTACGTGGTTGTCCGCCAGCAGCTTGCGAATGATGTGTGCAGTCTGGGCTTGCATGAAACCAACCGACTTGATGACCATCACAAATATCAATTGGATCTACTGCAAATACATCTTGAACATAATGCTTTGCATGGGGATGATTAGCCTCATGCATAGAAATTGCTTTTGGATTATGGTTTACAGCAACATAAACAGGCCTGTTTAACCCCATCTCTAATCCAGTGCTTGCACCACCACCGCCAGCAAAGAAATCTACGATGATTTTTTCAGAAAAATTTAAGTCGAATTGAGTTCTAAAAGAACGAGCAGCATCAACAAATGTATTCATGCTTCACCGCCTTCTTTAATCTGAATGTATGTGCTACCCAAGAAGCGAATACGATCAGCACGGCTAAGGCTTCTAATAATTTCCTCAGCATGGTTGTACGTAATACGATGCTGACGCACTAAAACCTCTTTAAATTCATCTCGCTTTACAGCTGCATTTTTAGTATCAGCTTTGATTCGCTCTAGGTTTTCTTCACACTTTTTGATTAATGCTTTAAGTGTGTGGAGAGCCGGTTCAAACCAGCTCTGGATTATTTGTTCTTGATTTGATAGATTATTCGTGTTCATTTGATCCACCTCATTTGAATGCCTAACCACTCCTGTTCGCGCAGGTAGTGGTTTTTTATTTGAATAAAATCCGCATGTATTCAGGTGAAGTGAATGCATGTGCTAAATAAACTCGCGTTGCTTCTGCAATTTCAGGTGAGCAATACACATCACTTTCTTGCACAACCTTCAATCCAATGGCTGTCAACAAAGAGCTAATAAATTCAATCTCTGTCAATCCATTGTTTTTCTTGTCATTTTTCATTCTCGACAAGGTACTTGCATCTATTCCCACCTTCTCTGCTACTAATCTTTGATTGCTAGCATTAAGAGCTTGCAATATGAGCGACTCGTTGTTGCTAGCACTTGCAGGCAATTCATTTGATACTTTGCTCATGATTAGTTCCTAAACGGTTAATACTTCAAGGTCTGCTTTAAGCTTCCCTTTTGTTTTGACCTGTAAAACTGCTTGAGTTCTAGCTGGTATTCCATTGTTCTCCCACTTCCATAAGGTCACAGTCGAATAACCAGTTTTTTTAGAAAGCTCTTTTTTATTTTTACAATCGTGATAATTCATTAGGTCACTAATATTCATGGATTCACCAAGTTAACTATAGTTAATATTTGAAATTTACCACTTGTTAACCATAGTTTCAATACAGTGTATTAACATTAGTTAATATTTTTGGAAATATTGTTATGTCCTTGCACCAGCGTATTAAACAGAAATTGGATGAGAAAAAGCTAAAAGCTGCCGATCTTGCTCGAGCAACTAAGAAATCCCCAGTCGCTGCAAAAAAATGGCTTGATGGTGTAAGTATTCCAACTGCTGATAATTTAAAAGTAATAGCTAAATTTTTAGATGTTTCGGATGATTGGTTGTTATATGGTGGCAAAGAAGAACCAAAAATTGATAATAATGTTTCTAGAAAAGCAGCAACTTTAGCTCCAGTTCTTTCATGGGTTCAAGCTGGAACTTTTACCAATGTGCAATCAGTTGATCTATCAATGGTTGAAGAGTGGCTCCCTTTACCTGATGAATGCACTAATTGTTTTTATTTAAAAGTTCAAGGCGTTAGTAATCAACCTGACTTTCTAGAAGGTGATTACATTCTTGTTGACCCAGATGTTTACTACAGTGACATGCAATCTGGCGATATGGTTGTGGTTAGAAGATTTGAAGATGCAACTTTTAAAAAGCTTGTTATTGAGACAGATGGATCTCGTTATCTACAAGCTCTAAATCCTAAATTTGAACCAAATATAATTCCATTGGATGAACATTGTTATTTTGTAGGTCAAGTGGTTGACTGTATGCGATATACATATAGAGCAAAAAGAAGATCAAGACTAAAACATAGTTAATTCATATTAAGCACTTTGAGGATAATTTAATGGCGAAAAAAGATATTAATTTCGATTTTTATCAAATAGTTGTTGGGACAAATGAAAAAGATTTTTTGGACGATTTTTTTACTAAAGTAAAAAGTGGGGAAACTGACAGTTTCGTTGAAGTTAGAGGCTTCACTAGAGAACTTTATAGATTGGAAAAAAACCAAAAGGGAAATTGGATTGGTCAATTCCGTAAATATCGAATAGATCAACTACCTGCATATGCAAGATATGGTGAAGATGAAACTGAAATCCAATTAGAAGATGATCAGGGAATTATTGAAAGAAACTGTTTCATGCTATTCCCAACTCAAAATATTTTGGTTTGGCAACATGATGCACATGCAAACCATCCAGAAAGATTTGCAGATTTTCTAACTATCCTGTCTTCAATTAAGGTAGAGGCAGCGCCAATATTAACTAAATCAGCATTAACTAGGCTTATGTCTAGTCAAACTGAAGCCTTAAAGTTTCATATTTCTGTTGCACGGCCAACCGCCCCAAGCATGTATGATGCGAATAAATTCACTGAAGATCTTTTTTCATTAATGAATAATGCAGGTGCGGACTTATTTAATCTTACAGGTGGCGTCGACTTGCGATCAAAAGACTCAGGTTACCTTAATGGAAATATTCTCAAAAGAGGTCTAAAAACATTAGTGGCTTCGGGAGCAGCAAAAGGAGCAAAAGTCCTAGTCATTGAAGAAGGAAAGCGAGAATGGCTAGATCTAATAACAGATAGAGTAAAAGCAACACGACAGGTTGAGACGGACAAGAAATCTATCCCATTTTTGACAATGATTGACATGATACAATCTGTATATGATGAGAAAAGAGAGGTGTTAGATGAAATTATGGGATCGCCACAAACATCTATTCGTTAGCTCAGCACTATCTCTTATTGTTTGTGTAGCTTTGTACAGTAAATTTGGCCTAGTAATTAAGTTTACGGAAGGTTCTCAAACTTCCCCATATGAAATTGCCAAACTTATAGCGAGTATTTGTGGAACCATTCTTGGTTTTTTATTGACAGCTGTAGCAATGTTAACAGCTGTTATGGATAGAAAGTTAGTAGAAAATATGGTTAAAACTGGACACTATAGAGTATTTATAGTTGATTGTTTTATAAACATTTTTGTTTTTTTAGTTTCAATTGTTCTGGGCATAGCTATACTTTTCTTGATAAATCCTTATCTTAGTTATGTATTTTATATTATGTTATTTTTTACTATTTCAGCTATTTTACTATTAGTTGAACAAGGTAGAAGGTTTCTGATAATTTTTACAAAGATTTAAAACTATGAACCCGCTCTTGCGGGTTTTCTTTTGTCATTTAAAAAGTAAATTATGGCTAACAAATTAATTAACCAGAGTTAATAATTAGCTTGACTATAAAATTAACCATAGTTAATATTTATCTCACAGATAACAAAAAAGCACATCGACTCTCTTACCTTCCGATGTGCTTTTGCAAACTGCGAGATCAATTATGAACGTAAAAGTTAACTCATTCAACTCATTTGCATTTGTCAGCATGGCTGCTCTTGCAATCTCTGGTGGTTCATTGGTTGCTTGCCAATTGCAACCAGCTTTCCAAACAAAAGAAGCACCTACTCTTTTTACCCCTAAAACACAACCAAGTACTTACGGTGTGTTAACCGCGAAAATCACAGGTAAACATTCTGGCGTTGCTGTCATCAAATTAGATAGCTTCCGTTTAAACGTTAGCTTTGATTTTGAAGCCTATCCAGACAGCTACGGCGTTCCAGGTTCTGAATTCACCGCTGTTGATATTACTCAACTCACAGTAAATGAAATTACTGATGTTAATGGTAAGTCATATAACGATTTCACCGAATTTGAAGACATCCGCAACATCAATGACCTTCTAAAAGGCTTCATCGAACGTAACAAGTTGGTGGAGGCTTAAAGATGACTCATTTCAAAAAGCACCCCGACGGCTACAAGTCATTTTTAGGCCGTGATGATAAAGGGCTGTATTCAGTTCGCATTGGCTGGCAAGTGTACGCATCTAATGCTAATGGCTCAGTTCTTTACAAAGTTAAAGACGGAGTTAAGACGCCTTTAAATGTGTTCAGGTTCCAAACTTCTTATCCAAAAGTTTGGAATGAACTCACACAAGAAATTGATTTCCAACGCAGAAAGCAGCTCGCTATAAAACTGCGTGAAACAAACATCCCTACTTATGACCGCAAAGCTTATAAAACTAAGCGCGGCTTCACTGGCTCAAGATAAGGATAAGAATAATGAATGTATTTTTCCAAAAAGCTGAACGTAAGCAGGCTAAGTTAAGACTTGCTTTATCTGGTCCTACTGGTTCAGGAAAAACTGAAAGCGCCCTAAAACTTGCTACTGGGATTGGTGGCCGTATTGCAGTCGTTGACACAGAAGATAGTAGTGCTTCGCTATATGCAGACCGTTATGACTTCTACGCTGCAAACCTAACACCGCCATACACACCAGAAAAATTTACGGCTGCAATTAAAGCAGCTGAGCAAGCTGGTTTTGATATTTTAATTTTGGACAGTATTACTCATGAATGGTCTGGTACTGGTGGGTGTTTAGAAATTGTAGACACCTTAACCAAAGGTAAATTTAAAGGTAATAGCTGGGCTGCATGGAGTGAAGTGACGCCACGTCATCGTAAATTTATAGATGCGATTCTCCATTCTAGTATTCATATCATCGTAACTCTTCGCAGCAAGATGGATACGATCCAAACCGAAACTAATGGCAAAAAGAAAGTCGAAAAGGTTGGGATGAAGTCAGAACAACGTGATGGTATTGAATATGAGTTCACTACCGTTCTTGACTTAAATGCTGATCATTTTGCTAATGCAACTAAAGATCGAACTCATATTTTTAATGAACCAATGATGATTAATGAAGGTACTGGTGTATGTCTACGCGAGTGGCTTCTTTCTGGTTCTGCCGATGCAACTATCGATGGCAACCAGTTCCTAGAAATTGAAGATCTTATGCATCGCGCTGGGATCAACATCGAGAATTACTGCTTAAAGCGCAAGTTAAATAGTTTGATGGATCTTCAACAACAAAAGTTTGAAGAAACTAAAAATCAGCTCTTAAACATAATTCGTAAAAACGAACAAACCGCTCGTGAGCATGAAAATCAATTGAGCCAAAGCCAGATGCAGGCAGCAAATAATGTTGTTGAGATTTCCGCAGAACAACGCGATGAGCTACAGAACTTTATTGCTGAGCGCGGCCTAGACGTGAAAACAGTTTGTGAACACTTCGGCATAGATGCCCTTATCCAAATTGAAGCAGCAAAACTACCAGCAGTTAAACAAGACATTGAAACATTAGCTAAAACGGGGATGACAGCATGAATAATCTAATCACTGCAGCTGAAGCATTTGCAGCTCTTCAAAAAGGTAAAACTGTTCTTTGTCGTCCTATTGGAGACATGTTGGACTTTTCTGACTTAGATCAATTCCCCGCTTCTGTTTTTGGTAAACCGGGTTTTGAATTCTGCATCAAAATCGAAACTATTGAGCTGGCTGGCATTACATTCACAAAGCCATTAACTATTGATGAATATGAGGAAGGACAGGATGTTTTTGTAATTACTACATATTCGCCTTCTATTTACGTCGTGAATTTTAGAACCACCGCATTAATTGAATCTATTAATAGCGGCTTTGTTCAACGTGATGCAGAAAACGCCAAGCATCAATTAAAAGCACTATCTAAAGCGTTAGGTTTTGAAGTTAGTGACGATTTTAGTGTTATTCGCCTAGGTGACGAACCAAAGAAACAGCGTGCTAAGAAATCAAAAGGTGCACAGACAGTAGTTGTAGAAAAGACTTCTGAAATTGTTGATGAAGTTAAACAACCTACAATTGTTATTACTGAGCAAACAAATGTAACTACTTCTGAAGACTCATTGGTGCAATCCGAAGATATTTCAGAAAATATAGGATCAGCTTTAGATAGTGCGATTGTTATTACAGAACAACCTTATGTGTCTTCACCTGAAGATTTTTTAACTCAGCCTACACCTGAGCAAGAAAAAAACAATGAGTATCAGCAAACCCTAGATACTCTTCTACAGCGTGTAAAAGAGTCAAAAACACCTGCAGAAGTAAATGCGGTTTATCGTTATACCCGCACATGGGATGACGAACAAATGAAGCCTATCCTTCTCGCCACTCACAAACGTCTTGAAGAGCTAGAAAAAGAAAAGGCATCTGCGAATGAGCCACCCTCTTTAATGGTTCAAATCCAAACTGCACCAGACCTTACAACGCTAGATGCTTTGGAAATAGACGTGGCTGCACGAGATCCGCAGATTCAACCGAAGCTAATGGGGTATGTGAGAAAACGCCGCTATGAATTAGAGAATCCTACACCTACTCAACAAGAATCTACCCCTGATTATTTATTAGTGGACGGTTTCTAACATGAAAGATCAGTACAAGAAAGTGAGCCAAAAACACATGCTTGGTTTTATGTACTACTTGCAATTGCTGGGCTACGTAATAGTCCGGCAAGGCATGGACCAAGCAATGTTTCTAACAAAGCATTATGCGGTACCAGTTGCTTGGCGGCGCATAACGATCGACTATCACAACCGATTAAATAAACCTGCCCAGCAGCTTTATAGAGAGTTTGTTGAGTGGACTAAAGAAGAATATTTGAGGGCTTAAAAATGGAAGTAAGAATTAAATCTGTAAATGGCTCAAGTCCTTTACCAGCAAATTTACAAATGGATGTTGTTTATAAAGCTGTTCGCATAGATGCCAATCGAATGAAAGTAACTTGTGATGATGGTCAAGTGATTACAACAAGCATTTCAAAATCTGGTTATTTGGGCGATTGGGGTGAATGGGAAATTTTAAGTGAGGATTCTCAACAATGAGCAAAGTTATTGGTGAAGTTAATTTGAGCCCTAGCCGTATTGAAGGTACTCCGGATCAGGTGGCTCTTCATATTTTTGAAGAAATCATTTGTCCAAGTACTGAGGAGCTTATCAAAAACAATCCGGAAGCTGCAAAAGTTTTTGCATATCACATTTTTGGTTTAGCACTGTCTCAGCTTGCAGAATTCCATTCAACTAAAAGTTTAGATAAAGCTGTAACCGTTACCCTTCACAACCTTTTGCGTCAATTGAAGAATGAACGTAATGAGTTGAGGAACTAAAGGATGAGTGGATTAAAAGTTAAAACATGTGATTTTTGTGATGACGGGAACGGTGAATGCATTTTCCCCTATTACGGCCTTGCCCCTCATATTCATACGAAGCCAATTGGCGGTACTGAATTTATAGATGTTTCATTACCTGAAAACTTTAGTCCTGATGGGGATGGTTTAGGCATATATACACACTGTCTGAATTGTGGGGGTGATGGCACATATGAAGGCATCCAGTTAGAAGTTAAAGCGGAAAGTAAGGAGGGCTAATGTGGATAAATATCTGACATCTAACAATGTGTGTGAGATGTTTCATATTACTAAACGCACACTTAATCGGTGGGAAATTAACACACCTTGGGGGATTCCATTCCCAGCCCCGGCATTAAGTTCTGAGGGCGGAACAATGAAAAGATACCTCGCTACTGATGTAATGAAGTGGGAGGAAGAATGCCAGCAAAAGAAGCAACTAAAAAAAGCTATATAA